CAAGCATCCTTTTCTCCTGCTCCTTCTTCTACTTCTTCAAGTCCAGGACAACACTTTTTACCATGAACTCCACAGTCTGTTCCTTTTGCAGTTTGAGCACACTCGGTCTCTTCAAATCTTGCTTTGGCCTTTACTTTTTTACCATCGGGTCCAGGTACATACTCGCCAGTGTCAGAACTTTCCATGTCACTGCTGTTTACAGTGCCATCAACATTTGAATCAACTCTCTTGACTGCCTGACTAGTAAGTTTCTTTAGATTCCCACCACCAATAGTGGACTCATCTTTTGATTCTTTTTGTACTCTTACAATAGGTGAATTGTGAGGAGAATACTCACTAGGTAAAGAAGTTCTTTGGAATTGAGTTACCCTACCGCCAGGATATACTTTTTCAATCTCTGTCTGAATTTCTGACTTCTTAGGCATTGTTGCCTGAGGAAAGAACATTTTGATCATCAGAGATCTACCTCTCCATATAACAACAACTGCCAACAAGTTACCATACTCTGCTGGAAGTCTCATTGCTTCATCAACCCCAACCTCTTCTTTCTTTAGTGATGCTTTACGTCCAGCAGGATTTTGCATTGCAATCCGACGTTGCATCTGCTTATTAGCCTCCTTCTCTTTACCAAAACGAGCAGCAACAACTTCCTTAGCATATGCTTTATTAGACTGACGTTCTATCTTTTCCTTCTTTGCAGAATCCATAGGGACGAAACTTTCAACCTCAACCTCTGCGTTCTCTGGAACGCAGTTAGGAACCATTTTACCGCCTTTATTCTTCATACCTTTTTTCTTATATCCTACCCAACATTTCTCTGCAATATCTTCAGGTTTAATTAAGTCAACAACTTCCATAAACTTATTGCCGAAAGCATCTTCAATAGCAAGAGATTCTCCCATGCCACCGCCGTCTCCACCGCCGTTGTCACCTTCACCACCTTCTACTGGTTTATCAATACCAACTTCTTCTGGTTCGCGACCACCGCCACCATAGCGTGCAGTCATCTTCAATCCTTCGGGAATTTTTTTACACTTCTTATCGGTATAGCAATAATACATGCCTTTGCCACACTTCTCTTCACCAAGAATAATATCAACTAGCTTTAATCCAGGTATAATTTCTTCTTGCTGACCTTGCCTCAATCTAGGAACATCCACTTTAGCAGCAGGAGTCATTTTGTTTTTAGCAACTTTTGCCTCATTCTCATTAGGAGATTTGGTCATGGCGCTAATCTTTCTCTGCTTGGTTGCAGCTTTATGGGTCTTAGGATTTATATCGAAACTTGCCATTTCCTAGAAAATAGGTTTTTTCTATTTATCTTCTTCAATATTTTTAGTTTGTGCTTTAAGCATTTTTGACAATTCTGCTGTAGACCCAAAGAACATTGCATTATTTGTAATATTAGTTGGACCCTTATCATCAGTATCTAAGTCCTTTAACTTCTTCTGCAAGTCAATTAACTTATCTGTTGCATCTGCAACGTTCTTAATCAATTGTCCAACTACTTCAAATTGTCTTGGTTGTCCACTATCTTGTGCAAGTTCCAACGCACAATCCAACGCCTCTTGCCCCTTCTCAATGATTGAATAGAGGTTACCTCTTGTATATTCATAATCTTTTGTTATATGTTCTTGTTCTGAAGGTTTTTTAATTTCTTCTTTTGCTATTGGTTCTTTTGCAACAATTTCTGCTTCCACATCAAAAGTAGTATTTAAATCATTAAATTTATTAGGCATTCTTATAACCCACCAAAACCAAAATTATCACCAGATTCTATTAAATCATTATCTGCAGAAGTAATTAAGTAAATTGGAGAACCACCAACATGTTCAACCGAAGATGTTTTATACATCCCTCTAGTAACTTTTAAAGTATCATTATTCTTTTCTTTAATGTATAAGGTTTCATCATCTATGGTAATATATGATTTTACTGGCAAGTTAGATGCATCATTAACTTCAATAATTCCCTCACCAGCAATTATATCATCAGAAAGATTTGTTATGACATTGCCACCGTATGATTTGGTTGCAACTGGTTTAACGTATACAAGATCTCTTCTTGCTTCTGGACTTGGATCTCCACCAGCAACTCCAATAGAAACTCTTGTAATAATATCTCCTTTGGATTCTGGAACTGGGCCAAACAAATAAGTTTGGGCAGTAAATTTTAAGGTATATAATAGCACTCTTCTTGAAGTATAATCTCCTTCATAGTTATCCACAAAAGATACTGAATCTAACGATATTGGTATGTCTCTTTTTTCTCCAATTGATTCTACTAAGTCTATAGTTAATGGAAAATTTGGTTGAAAGTATGGAAGTATTTGTTCTACTACTTGAAGCGCATCATCATTTAAAAGAGTCATGATTGACAAATCAAATGACATATTATATGGAACAGGATGATACATTTTTCGTATCTCTGTTTTGTCTGATTTCAGAGCAGTTGTAAATGTTTGAGTTCCTGCCATTTTTCTACTGGAATCATATGATATTCCAGTAAATTCAAATGACATTCTGGGCAAACTAATTTGAACTGGTTTGTTCAAATCTGGTTGTTGTTCTAAACGAGCTAAGAATTTTTGTGTGGGTCCATATGCTAAAGGAACTTTTATAATTTCTCCACTATCTCTTTTGATATCAATGTCATTAAATAATGTTCCAAATGCAATGACAGTTTTTCTAAAAATTTGATGATAAAAATGGTCAAACATTACCTATCTCCTAAGGATTACCAAATGGATTAGACTCACTAAAATCAAGTATTTGATCTGCTTCTAATTCTATGGTTTTATTTTGGGCAAATCCAGTTTCTGGGATATTAAATTTATTTAGGACAATACTTGCATACGATGCGCTACTGGACTGTCCTATCATTGCCTCTCCTGATATAAATTCTCCTTGAATATCTTTTAACTTGAGGACTTGAGTTTCAGAATTCCAAGAATTCACTCGTGCAGTTGCACTACTCGCAGCACCAATTATATCTTCATTTGTAAGATATGTCCCATAACCAACGTTATGTTGAGGTGCAGATATTATAATTTCAGGAACTCCATCAAAATAACCACCAGCATCTTCAACAATAATTTGTGATACTTGTCCTAATGTATTAATTTTTGCACGTACTTTTGCATCTATGGTTGTGCTTGCAATTCCAGGAGCAACTATGGTTACATTTGGTACACCAATGTAACCACTTCCAGGACTAGTAATAGTAATAATACCAATTACACTATCTGCAAGATTTGCAACTGCAAATGCTCCAGTCCCTCCTCCACCATGGAAAGTAACTCTTGGTTTTACTGTATATCCAGCACCAGGATTTACAATGTCAACTCTTTGAACCCTACCTTTATCAGGATCTGGATTGCAAAGATCCACTATTCCATCAATCATTGATGATATACCAACAGCAGTAATACCACTAGATGGTGCTGATGATATTGCTACTCTTGGATTTGATTCGTATCCACTACCTCTTCTAGAAACAGTAATATTTCTTACTGAACCATTTGGAATAATTGATGTTATTGCAGTTGCTGTGGAAGCAACACCAACCATGTTAAATGTCTCAATATAACCCGCATCTATTACATTATCATCAATTTCAGAAATTCCAGTATCAATCTCTTCGTCATTATATGCAAAGAGTTCTAATCTCAATTCATAAACATAATTTTTCTGCAATTGCCAAAATGGTTTTTCATGTTCAACATATTTTATTTCAAATAATCGATCCCCTAAAGGAAAATAAACCAAATCACCTTCTTTTGGTCTAGATGTCAATTTGGTATTATCTATTACTGCTATTTGTTGTTGAATGACACTTTCAAATCTTTCTTTGGATATGATAAGAGTTAAGTCATCAACTTCTTGGACACCAAATTTTGAAAGGAGAGTTCCAGCTCCACTAAATCCCTCATATGTATCAACATATGCTTCAAGAGGAATTGCAGCAGTAAATTCTGATTGAGATACTTCCTCTAATATAGTTTTTTCATTTACATATACTCTAGGAATATAATAAATTTCCACACCGAACATCTTCAGTTGTTCATTAATTAAATCTTGAATTAAATTCTGCTCTCCAGAAGATCCATGTAGAAAGAAAGGATTTAATGCCATATCTTAACCTATCATGTCTAAAGGTGGAAGTTCGTATGTAGAAGACATTTTATCCATCAATGCATTCATATCATTTACTCCGTCATCATAAATTTGTCTGCCGTTTAATTCTGTTCCTCCTGGAAGTTTTACTCCCTGGAACTTAATTAAATTTTGACCCCATTGCTTTTTCATGGCAGCAGTAACATATTTTTTTAAAAAAGAATCATTCCATACTTTTGGTGATTCTGCTGGATCAATTAATCTATAGCAATCAATAACTAAAAATTGACCAGCAGTCATAGAACCCCAATCAGCATCAATATAAAGGCGGTCTTGCCTTTGATTAAATCTTATTTGTTTTTGTGTTGTGAGTAAAAAATCAATATCTGATAAGTATCTTTTGGTCATTGAATATGTTAAAAGTTCTGTTGACCCCAAGAAGTAAACATCATTTAAAAATAATTGATACTTTATATTAAACATCCCACCAGAAAGTCCACTAGATCCTTCAAATGAAAATACTTTATTAATACCCATGACTTGGGGGGGAACTTGTATAAAGTTATTGGATTCAAAAAAGTCAAATGTTGTAGGAGTTCCTCCTATAATAGCAGTTGCAGATGTTGTTGCTATACCTACACCATTGGAGGATGCTCTTGCTCTATCAATATCTTCTTGTGTAACTTTATATTTTAAAAACGTTTGAATGACACCATCAAAATGTCGTTCATAAAAGTATTGAAGAGAATCGTCAACAATATCTTCTAATTGCTCATCAGCAACATTAATCTCCAATACTGGAGCACCCAATTGTCTTTTAGAATAGTCAATTAATTGTTGGCGAGTTGCTGGTTTTGCCATTTTACTGTTCCTTGTATATAAGTTGTCTTAGAAGAGATTTGATTTCATCAACATCAGTTTCTAATTTTTCTAATCTCTGTTTTTCTTGATCTTTAACTTTTCTCAAATTTTTATAGTTCTGATATTCAGTACTATTTTTATTAACAATTGCATTGGACACAGTATCTCTGACAAGATAACTGTGTCCTTCAACTTTCAAATACCGACAATCTTCCATATTATGCCAATGCGATTACTCTAAGGTCTTTTAATCTTGGTGGATATGATTGGTTTGTGGATGTTCCAGTCAGTTTTACACTGAAGTATTTAAATTCTGGCAAATTGTCAATTGTAAATTCATAATCACTGAATAGGGCAGCTTCACTATTTGGACTCAATACGTCAGTTTTTGGAACAACTTTATCTGATGATCCATCACAGTTCTCAAATTCTATTATATTACCATTTACATCAAGGTTATTTGAACCAGGGAAAGGGTAATAAAGAGGATCTGGATCTGGTGTATTACTAATAGAGTAGAATGCTCTTATATCGCTATAAGTATTTACATACCCAGATACTAGAACTTTTATGGAAGTAGCAGCATTTTCTAATTCTACTGGTTTATTTGCGTAAATAAACGCGGTAGGGTCATCAGACAATGATGCAGTTCTAGAGTCATTCACATAATCTGCTATTGGAGAATTGACACGATTGGATATGAGAATCATTGCCATTCTATCAAGATCAATAACAGGGGAGATATTGGAGTCTGAAGATGATAGAGTGAAAATCATCTCCATTGATTTGTTACCAGGTTGAGTAGCATTATTAGCAATCTCATTGACCCTAGCGGCAATTAATCTTGGTTCTGGAAGATATGTATCTTCAGACAAGTTAATTGGTGTAGACTCAGTTACTCTAAAAGGAACTTCACCTCCATCAATACTTGTTGCAGAAATACCTTTTAATGTTGCTCTAATATCTGTTCCAGGTAAAGCCATAGTTTGTACTATAGGTCTAACTGCTTCAAATTGAATATTCTGAGTTGCATAAATTAAGTCTCCACCCGAAGATTTGGTTATCTTTGCATAAAGTTTTGGTAAACCAAGTCCACTATTTCTATCAGTACCATTTTGTGCTTTGGTATCGACCTTAATAAAGTAACTATCTAAAGTAATTGATCTATTTACATTAGAATCTGATAGAATATGTTCAGTATTAATACGTCTCAGAGAGAATCCATTGTTTTCATACTTGAATATGTCTGTTTTTGATGGATATGTGAATGATTTTGTATTATCAATACCTCGTGTGATTCCAATCAATTGACCAGCAGATACACCAGTATAAGATATAATCTCATTGTCAATCAATGCATAACCAGGATTAGTTGCCCCAACAGACACATTTTCAAAAGTTTGGAATTCACTTGTACTTGCAATACTAATAGCACCAGAATCAGAATTTGTATATTCTGCAGTTAATGATGTTGCTTTAGTATCTGCTCTTGCTCCACTAATAATAACTCTATTGATATCTGAATGCATTCCATGATTTTTATGATTTACTTTAATATGTAAACCATCTTCTTCAGTGGATGCTAATTCAAAATTAGAAATAGTTATATCAGAACCTACATCAGATACCATTGTGGTAATTCCTGCAGGACTTATATACTGAAGTGGTTTGGCAGCATTAAGTTCAAATTCTCCTTGAACATCATCTATTATGAGTTCATTGATACCAGTAACACTTCCCAGAGAAAGTTGAAGATTTCTTCCGAGATTATCATTACCAAGATCTGTAACAATGAAGGTATCACCAACCCTATATCCAGCACCACCCAAATTAACAGTTGCAGCAATTGCAACGCCATTTACAGATCCATTTGCACCAATTGTAATATCTGCAGTTGCATTTCTTCCTACCCCACTAAAGGATATAAGAGGAACATTTGCAAATGTGAATTGCGTTGAATCTGATGGTGTGTATCCAATACCAGCATTAATAATAGAGAGATTTCCAGTAGCAGAACCACCCGCACCAACATAATTGCCAGTAGCATTGGTATCTTTCTGAATAATCGTATTACCTAGTTCCAGAGTAGACGTGTCAACAAGACTATCAGTATCAATTACCAATTTTTTAGAATTAAATTCTAAAGAATCTTTTTCAAGATTTGCAATTTGACTATTCCCTTTGCCCAGTTCTGGACTAAAGAATGAAACTGTTGCAGTTTCTTCAAACTGTGCAGCATAAAGATTGAACTTTAAATCTTCATATTGACTTGGATTCCATGTAGTTCCATTTTGGGATTTAAACAATGATCCCAAATTTGGTTGTGCGGAGACAACAACCTGCCTAGATTCCTCTTGCAATAAAGTACTAATGTCAACTTCACCCATTCTAGAAATCCATGCAGTATACTGATTTGAATTTGATAGAAGAACAATTGAATGTTCTGTTTCTCCAGCCAAATATATTGGTGATGGAAATACTACACTAGTTGGTTGCGATGCATCAGAAGATACAGTTATTTCAGCAGGATCAATAATCACCTCACCAAACGGATAAACTTTATTCGATGGAACACCATTATTCATGGGTCTGATTTGAACAACCAAAGGAAGAACTGAATCTTTTGTTCTAAAGAACAATTCAAGTTCTGTTAAAAATATTCCTGTATTATCTGATACTATAAATGATTGCGCTAAAGGATCCCAGTTCCGAGGTCTGGGTGGGTTGGGCGGTCTTCTCGGTGGCGGAGGATTTGGGCGTGGTCTAGGGGCTGGTGGTGGCGGTGGTGGCGGTGGTAGTGGTGTTACAGTAGTTGTAGTACTATTTGTTCTTGTAGTTGTTACTTGGACATCAACTGCAGGTCTAGACTCAGCTGTTGTTAATATATCAAATCTTGGTCTTCTAGTAGATCTAATAGTCTCTTGAAGATTATTTATTGTTCCAGAAGCATAATATGGTTCTTCACCATTAGTGTTAGTCAAACCACTAGTTTGACTATTCGTAGAACTACTTGTCAGTCGTAATACTTTTGTACCAGTTTCAAATGATGGATTTGCAGATAGATTTGGATTTGGAATAAAGAATGAACCTAAAACTGTTCCAACAGTGTCAGTAATTAATCTAGTGGCAATTACTTCTGCTTCTGCGGAAGCACTTCTAAGTCTCATTCCTGTTCTAATAAATCCACTGTATAGTGATTGATTACTCTCAGCAAGAGATCTTGTATCTACGTTTAGAGTGATTGAAGAACTTGAATATGATTCTGGAATTATATAATTTTCATCATATGGGCTATTTGTATATACATCTGTGGGAGAACTTATAGGACCATATTTATGATTTGAATTTGCGACTCTAAAACTAATATTGGGTGTAGATTGTGAATTTGGTGTTACACTTGACGACATAATACCATTCACAATCTCTCCTGGAGAAAATACACCACTAATCATACGAATTTCAATTAGTTTTGGAGTTATAAATGTATTAACATCCGACCCATCGAAGAAACCATATACTCTAGTTTTTGGTCTGAATCTTCTGCCATTAAATTCAATATTGCGTGATCTCATGAATGGGATCACATCAGAACTTACAAGTCTGTCTCCTTCACTAGTAGTTTCTGTAACTTCTGATACTCTAATTTGTTGTCCCGCTCTATCATCAACACCAGTTCTTGTTAAAGTATCTACAACAGTTGTCTGGAATTGATTTGTTCTTACAATTGCTCTACCTGTATTTCTAGCAGTACTACTTGTTAAAGCGGTATTACTTGTAGTTGTTGTTGAAGATCCTGTCCAGGTTGTTGCCCATGATCCCCATCGGATAGGTCCGAGACCAGTTTGTGCATCAAAACCATTAAATTCAAGTTGAAGTCTTGTTTGAGTATAATCATCAACTTCAACTCTTTGTGGCGCAAGTCTTACTTGGTCAACCCAAACATCTGATGATGGGAACAGTTCGATATTACCATCGTAGGTAACGACAAGATATGGAGTTACGTTCTCAACTCTAGTAGCAAAATTTTGCTGAATATGAAGTCTATCGATATAATCTGTAGTGATTATTTGACCAGTTCTTCTAAAATTGGATCCGATGAGATCAGTAGCAAATGCTGTGCTGGCACTATTTGCCGATGTTGTTCCAATTCCAATCAAAGATTTTGAACCAATCAACATATCAACTTCTGTAGTGAAGTGTGTTGGTCGCAATTCTGAATTAAGTGGATCAATTGAGTTAGTTACTTTGCTAACTTTTAACTGGTTACGTGTTGTTGTAAAGTTGTCAACAAATATACCAGATTTGAACCTAGTCAAACCAGAACTATCAGTAACATTTAAAGATTCAGTTTTTGATTCTAGTAAAGATAAAGCAGTATAGTACTCAAGATTCTTAATTCTATCTTCAAGTACAGATATATCTTGCATCCTATATCTCTTGTGAGATTTTAATGATACTTGAACATTCTCGGCATTACAAATATATGGTGGAAGTTGGATTGTAGCAACTTCTAAACAATTTTCTAGAGGTAATGGTGGTAGAGGAGTATCTGATGGAACTCCCTTAACCAATTGGAATCCAGCATCAGGATTAAAATAGATTTTATCTATTCTTGGTAGATAATATGAATATGTAAGAAAAATACTTTCATCTGATGCTAAAATATTTTTAGCAGAGTTTGTTCCATCTTGAAATACTCTTGATTCAAATTCAAATGGAGAGGAATCTGTTGATTCTGGATCGAATATTCTGACTCTAGGTCTTATATCAATTATATCTGTTACTTTTGTTTTATCATTAAGAGATGGTAGATCACAATAATCAAACTGATCATATGATTCAATAGTTGTGATATCTCCTTCTGTAGAATCATTATATTCTGCAGATTCAAAAATTACTTTTAATTTTCTACGTGGAGTTTTTGTATTTGGTTTTCTAATTAGTCTAGAGTAATCGAGAATTGTATCTCTTTGACCAGAGTCTAGATTATATCTGTTGATGATATTATTGTCACCAACAAAATAGTCATTAACTGTTGCGGTTATTCCAGAAGAACTGGTTAATATTTGTTCTCCAATATCAAATTGAAGCTCATTTAAGTAAACAAATTTTGCAACAGAAGAACTCTGCTTTTCAATATATACTCCAATTGCACCACTATTTTGACCAGTAAATTCTTCACCAATAACAAAATCATCAACTTTTCCAGTAGGACCACTTAAATTGAATAATGTTAATGATGGTATTTCTGGATCATTAGTGGTATCAGATTCAAAAACACCATAAACTTTAAGTACATCGGGTTCGAGAAGACAGATGTCTTTATCTTGAACTCTTAACCCATATCCATAGTTACCATTAGTTAATCCATCATTTAATGTTGTGGATCCAATTCCTGAAGATACTAATTGTGATTTTGTTACTATAATTGAATTGGTCTTTTTTGAATTTTTAACTTTATTACGTATATTTCTTTTTTGTAGAGTTGCAATTAATCTTGCAGGTCCAGAAATAGAAACACCAAAAATTCTCAGTTCTTTATTGCCATTGGCAAATCTAAATTTATCAGTCGTTAGTTCTTCAAATCCACCAGCAGAATTTATTAGAACATAACGCTCTTCATCATATGGAAGGAATGATTCATTTTCTCCTGCTTGCACACTATTGGTGGAATTTGCTGTAACAATTACTTCAAATTCTTTTTTTATTGATAATATTGAAGATTCTACATCAATAGACTCTATAAACTTCTTTGGCAGAGGAGTGTATAGAGTATTATCTGTGGAAGATTGGAATTTTGATCCAATAACTGAGAAGTCTGATGGATTGATGCTTTCCGTGGGCAGACCGCCGTCATTAAGTAGTGATACTGTATTAATGCCAACAATATCAATAATATTATTGTCAGTAATATTTGTAACTTTCGCATATGTTTTTACTTTTGTTCCACTAAGAAGACTATTTGTAAATTGTACTAAGTCTCCTGGCTTAACAGAATTAATAAATTCTTTATCTGTAGAAGTTACTGTCGATATACCTGGAGCAGTACCTGACTTGGGTGATATTGTTACTGACGGATAATTTATTTTACTATATTGTTTTACATTAGCATTAAAAGTTTGTCCTGTACCAACAGATGTATGAAGAGATTTTACATCAGAAATTCCAAATGAAGTGACAGCAGTAGAAATTCTTCCATCATCAATTCCATTAAATACTAATTTTTCACCTCTTAAGAATATACCTCTGGTATTATATGCTGTTACAATACCTGTAGAAGTATCAAATCTTAAATGTCCTGTAGCACCACTTGATTTACCTTCAATATATGTTGGAACAACTAGTGTGGATGCTTGATTTAAAACCATTTCGGTGTATGGTTGAATATCATACAACGAAATGTCCCATTCATTGAGCTCTGCTGATTTGGAAGAATATGATCCAGATTCTAATGCATAATCATAAACTCTTGCTACACCAATCTCTTTACCTGCAACTGTTGTTGAAGTAAGACCAATTCTAGTATCTCTTAGACTAATAACAGATGATGTACTAAATCCAATTCTGGGAGCACCAACAACACGATTGAGAGTTAATGTTGGTCCTGTGTAATAATTTACAGATTGATCTTTTAAGGTTTTTGTTGTTCTTGTCTTAGGAAAGTCTAGGTAATGTATAGTTTGGGAATCAACTTCAAATCCACGAATAAATGCTTTTCCTGGAGATATTTTATATGTTCCTAAATCGTCACTAGGGATATTAGTATTGTACGTTAATTGGTCTTTTGTAAATACACCATTATTACCCTTCTTATCATTAAGAGATTCTCTTGGATAAATTGAAAATGGTCTTACGTAAAAATCGCCTGACTGGTCATATGTCCTTCTTGCAAGCTCTTCTGCAACTTCATTGTATTGAAATTTGTCTTCAATGTGACGAAGATTACCATTTCTAATGGTCATCAACTCTACAAAATTTTCGTTCTTTCTAGATTCTAACGATTTTTTTGAAAGAATTGTTGTTATTTTTAATCTATCTGCACCAGGAGCAGCGAAGTTGTTGAATCCTTTTGCATTATCCGTTAGAGTGGAATCCTGACCAGATGTTACAAACTCTTCAAAGACCTCCAATCCAACTCTATATGATGGATTACTTGCATGAGCATCAAGAATAAGAGTCTGACTAGGTACGTTTACAAAAGTTCCTCTTATAAAATATACACCTTCTGATAAAAATACTGCAGAACCAACAGAAGTTGCATTTACAGAGGCAGTTTTGGTAATTCCTTGACCCAATTGTAAATTGACATTAGTGCCAACAAAATTGGATTCTAAAAGAAGAACTTCATCATCATCAAATTCAACTTTATCTTCTATACCAGAACCAGTATAATTTATATAAAGAGTTGTATAACCGCGTTCAGATAAATTGCCTTTAGCATAAAGAATAACTCTAGCAGTTACATTAGATCTTTCACCTCTAAGGTCAACTTGAATTAGATCATCTAATATATCATTAATATTAACTCCAAGATAAGTCTCTTCAACTTCAACTGCCAATAACTCATTATTATAGTTAATTTGACCAGGGATTACCATTGATCCCTCTTTGAACAAATGAGTTCCCACTTGCTCAATTTGATCTTGCAGTGCAGACTGCAAGGATGTCAATTCTCTAGCTTGAATTGGCAACCCTGGTTTAAATAATACCTTATAATAATTTTTATCTCGATCAAAGTCGTCAAAATAAGGAGATATGTTGAGATTAGTTTCTTGTGGCATAGTCCTTTAGAATTGCAAAATAACTTTAATATCTTCTCTTTGATTTACTGACCTAGTAATTGACGGTCTGTTATCAACATATATGACGTTTCCAGTATATTTTTGAATCTCTGGATTTGCTGCTCCTGAAATGAATGTTTGTCCCAGGTAGTATGTCCTATTATTTATGACAGTACTGATACCTGGATTTGTGTCAGATCCAAATCCTTGATCTATATATAAGTCTTTTGACCCACCAACTATTTTCAAATCACCACCACTTTGTGGCGATGTTGTAAACCTATTAAGGTTAAGACCAAATTGTGCATCTGTCCTTTGAGTCCCGTCAGTATTAAACCCAACTAAAGAGCGATCTTGCCAATATTTTATCACTCCAGTTTGTGCATCATATGACACAACTCTACCGATTGCAGTAACACCAAGACCTATAGTCTGTGTTATTACTGTGTTTGGTTCAAAGGATGTAGTCTTATAGTCATTTTGATTTGGTGATTGCCCTTTTAACACTAAACCATATAAAGAACTAACTCTATCATCAACAATAACTGAGCTAGATTCAAATCCTAAAGGATTTTGTACAATTCCTATTCTAGCAATATTAGTACCCGTTACAAAATCTGGATTTTGGTCATCATTTTCAATTCTAGAATATATGAGAACATTTGTTGATCCCAATTCAAGATAAATGTCAGAACCATGACCACCTTGGGGTGGAATTATTACTTCAAATATTGGTGTAGTAGAACCTGTTGGTACATTGCCACCAATCAAATCTACAGTTGCATATGTATAACCACTTCCACCATTTGATACTGTAACAGATTCAACTCTAGAATCATTATTGACAACTATTGTACATTCTGCATTTGCACCATCACCTTTAATTGGAACTCTAGAATATGTTGTATTTGGTGGACCTACCAAAAATCCTCTATTTGCAATTATAACGGTCTTTAATTGTCCACCAGTACTTGCATTGCTTTTAACTGGTCTATAATCTGGATTAGTATCCCAATCAACAGGAAGGGGAATAAAGTTTAGGGAGTCAAACTTAATAATATCACTTGGACTAATAGTATACAAATATTTCCAAATATATCCATCACCACTTGTTCCAGCAGATCTTGGTTCTAAATCAGTAAATTTTGGTTCATCTAGAGATGGTCTTCCATTGGGGTTTTCTGGATCAATACCGTTATTGAGGCAGATATAAACTCTAAATTCGCTATTTACAATATAAAAATTTGACGCATATAAACTGGTTTTGTTTGATGGTCTTGATAGTTTATTACGATTTACATCATGACGATACATGTCATAAATTGTTGCTGATGCCCATCCAATTTTACGAACAACTGGTCTAATATCATTAGCGCCAATTTTTTTCAACGCAATCATGGTATCCCAATAACTATTGGTATCGTCTAGACAGTCTCTAGGAGAAGGTGGTGTTGTATTCCAAATGTCAGTGACCTCACTAGCATTTGGAAGACCAATAAAGGTATAATATGACTGATCAATGCTTCTAATCTTAGCAATAAAATCTTTAGCATTGTTGACTCTCAAAGTATCAGTTATAATTGCGGCCATTTGGGGGGTCGATCTTTTTCTATATTCTATTTATCAGGTAATATACCCAAGATATTTGAGAGGATTTTTTCTTCTGACAATCGGATTAGTTCCGACACCAGATAATGAAGTGCCATGTGAAGTAGTAAATGATTTTTGCTTAATTCTGACAGGAATACCAATTTTACCAAAACTATATTCGCCGTAAAATGCTGTAGTTGCAAATCCAACAACATTATTTGCTCCTGCACTTTCAAGTGAAATAACAACTGTTGTTACTGTTGTTCCAAAACCAACTGTTGTTCCTAATCCATTTATTCCTGCAGGAATTACGGATTGCTTTGTATAGAAATCTATACATTCGCAAATCATATCCATGCCTACTTCAGATACACCAGTAATTGATCCATCTGCACTAAGACCAGTTTGTCCCGCACTAACAAAGTTGGTATTAAGTACAGTAAATAAATCCCCAGTTTGAATACCTGTTAAAGTAAGATCTAATGATCTTCTTATTTCAGAATTCATTGGAATGTACATGTCAAGTTCAACTCCAATGCTACTACCAGCACCTATTGTCCTAGTGCTAACACCAACAATCAATCCATAGTCACCCGTGTAAGTAGTAAACTGACACTCTTCAAAGGTTCTTCTTGGTGGTTCTATAAGAACTTGCGGTGGAAGAGTAGAAGCAACAGCAAATTTCATTGGTGATCCTAATGCAAAACCTCGCGAAGAACTACCAAGACCCACATTATCATAAGTATCAACGAATAAAATATCACCAACTTTATAATTAGATCCACTTTCAGTAATATTGATAGATGCAATATTAAATGTGGCAGTATCAATTAAAATATCTGCGGACGCACCTCTTCCTCGACCAGTTTCGGTTTTTAATCTTGCATTTTTAAACTGACTTGTTGTTATATCTATTTTAGGGAATCCAGATCCCTGCTGATTAACTGTAACTGACTGTATTGGACCATAGAAGTATCCAGTACCAGCAGTTCCAACGTTTATGCTTGTTAGAGTCCCACCTGCTCCAACAGTGGCACCTGCGGTCGCCTGAGTGCCTTCAAATGGGGTTTGTATTGTTATTGTTGGTGGAGCGGTATATCCAATACCAACGTCATCTAAGAGAACATTTACAATCGGACCACTAGATGCGGTTCCAACGACTGCAGTTGCTCTTGCTGGTTCTACTATATCTTGACTAATTATTTCAATGATAGATCTTTCTCTAACACCAATGCCTTCAAATGGATTGTCAAAAAGTGGTCTGACACTATTGACATAAACAAATGATGTACCAGCTCCAATCGAAGATATAATATTTGTATATGGGTTTATAACTGGCTCATAATATACTCTATCTTTTCCAACAAAATCATTATCAATAAATTTGTCAACAATTTGTTTTGTCCAAGTCAGAGGTCTTTCAAATAGTTCATCTAAAGTGACACCTTGACCAGCATAGTTATTTGTAATAACTTTATCTGCTGCTTTGATGTCCATTACAAGTCTAGGGTCTTCGGTAAATGTTTGATCCAAATTACTATACAATTGAATCTCATCTCCGACCTCAACACTAGGAAGAACATCAACAGTTCTAACATCAATACTTTCAGTTCCAGTATACATGAAGATCTTTGCGGTATCACCTGTAGTACTAAATCCAGTAACTCCTCCTTTAGGTGCTTCAGTAAATCTCAGAGTACTACCACCAGTGAATTGATATCCTTCTCCAGGTGTTTGTAGGATATCATTAATAAACACTAACAAGTTAGATTCTAAGTTAATTCCAGAGTTAGATCTTGCAAAAAATGATATACTTTCATTATTGACAGACAATGGAAATAATCTTCTTTGACCGTTAAAGAATGGATCAATTTTATCAAGAACAATAAATTCTCCAACATTCCATCCAGAGAATTTAGATTGGAACGTATTAACAACTTCCAATTCAAACGAACTATAAGAACCAACACCTACAAATTGGTGCTGGTATCTTTGACTTTCAACAGAAGGTCCAGCAAGTATAGTGATACTATCAGAAGTATATGATACAATTCCGACAGAATTGCCATATACTCTATCTTTAAATGGTCTTGGATATGCTTCTATTCTCTTATATCCATCTAAGGAGCACTTGAAAAGGAGTGACTCGTTAGCAAGTCTAATACTATTTGCAGTTGTTAAATTATGTGTTCCAATGGTGAGAACAGAAAGACCTGTTGCAGGATCATAAGTAGCATCCGTAACAGGATACTTAACCAAAGTAGATATACCAACAAATAGAGTAATTGTATTTGCTGTAGTGGTCGTAATACCAGTTACAATACCTGCAATTGGATCTGTTGGTTTTGGATAATAAAGTATGGTTTGATTACCATCACTGCCACAAGTAAACGCAATTGTACTTGTTCCAATACCAACAGTGTTTGACGTTGTGTACGAGTGACTTGGAATAGTCAGAACAAGTTCTCCAGTAGAACCAGAATAAGTTGCTGTAGTTGGAGTAGTTGTTCCAATACCAGTTACATTTACGCTTCCTTCTTCTGCACTTACAAATGTGTGTGGATAATCACCACCAGCAACAACAGGAAGAATTGCATTAGAGGTTTTTGTTGTAAATGTTGGAATTCCAGTAGTTCCACCAATAGCAACAGTCAGTTTTTCACCAGATTTATAACCATAACCAAAATTGTTTAATTCAAAATTCAGTATTGTAGTGTCAAGACTTGGTATTAAGTTTATGCTGGATCCTGTTCCTAGACCAACATTTCCATTAGAATAAATCAATGGTACATCAAAATATTTTGATGGTTCCTCGATAACAACCTGAAGTGGTTGATACAATTGCCCACATCTCTTATAATTATGTTGATATGGAGATGTCCCAGAATTGATAATAAAAGTATAATCATCGAGAATATTTACAATTCCTGTTCCAAATGCAGCAGGATCTGAACCAGTAGGTGAATTATTAATCATTCTTGGTGCAAGAATAATTTCTTCAACAATTCCACCAGATGTGTAGAAAGATTCTGCAGTGCTTATCCCAGCGTTAATTTCAAACTCGTTAATACTATTAATTCTTGTTACTTGAGTTCCACAATAAATTGGATCTGTTGATCTTGGATGAGTTAGTATTCCAACTCCACCATCATATGAACATGTAAATGCCAATCCTGTTAGTGCAATATCAGTTCCAACCTTTAGTTTATGTCCAAAATTCAATACACCTCCAGATACATAAGTATGTGGAATTGTAGATACTCCAACATCAAAGGTCAAAGTATACCAATTTGGAGCACTAATTACTTTAAATGTATCTCCTAATGGGGAATTTTGTTGATTACCTGGAAAGATATTTGTTGTAATACCAGTCTGAACCAGACCACCAGATATGTAAGTATGTGAGATTGTTGATATACCAACATTAACTGTAAATGATGTTGTTGTTCCAACACTATTGACTCTAAAGAAGTATCCTTGCGACCCATCTGGGAACTTGGTTGTAGTGAGACCAGCGGTTACCTGACCAGCATCATTTTCAACATAAGTATGTGCAATAGTAGATATTCCAACATTCAATTCAAATTGATCTGATGATATTATGTTTGATACTGTGAATGTATTGCCTTGAGTACCATCAGGGAAGATTGTAGTTGTAATTCCAGAACCACCAGGGCAAGAGAATTGAAGATTATCAAGTCTAATGTCACTACCAATACCTATAATACCAGTAATGGGGTTGGAAGTAGTAATTGTAGAGATACCAGTAACATTATCATACTTAAACTGTGTAATAGTAAATGTTTGTCCATATCCTGTGGGTCCTCCAACATTACAACTAAAGATGAGTTCTCTCATCTTGAAGTCATCAGATATACTCAATCCATGGTTTGTTGTAGTTAATACAGTTGCCAATCCAGTTGTATTGTCATATTGGAAATCATAAACTCCAAATGTTTGTCCATATCCAACGCAAGTAAGTGCAAGTCCAGCAAGACTAAAACTTCTACCAATTGCAGTTTGAGGAACAATTTTTAACGGTGTTAAAGTAGTTACTGTGGCTAATCCAGAAATATTATCATAGATAAAACTATCTACAGAAATTGTAGACACTCCAGTAGTAACTGTCATGATACCAGTAGTAGTATCATAAAGTGCATTAGTTACATCTACGGGGGGATAATAATCGCAAGTAAATGCTGCACCGACTACTTGAATATAATCTCCCAAAGAAAGATTGTGTGTAGTAGATGTGGTAACAGTAGTAACACCTGTTATAGAACTATATCCAATATTTGATATTTCTCTTGGAGCATAGAATACTTTTGAATTTGTAATTGCAATACCAGTTACATGTCCATCAGTAATAGTTGCGATACCAATATTGGTTATATTAATACCATTTAGGTTTCTAGTTTGAATTCCCACATTAACAGTTTGCAATCCAGATCTATATCCAGAACCAGTGTTACCTATAGATATTGAAGTAATTGTTCCTGATGTTGATACGACGGCAGTACCTCCTGCACCAACCAAAGGTTGGTATCCATATCCATTTAAAGATCCAACATCAACAATAGTGCCACCTTTAGGGACATTATTGACATTGATATCATTATGAACTGTTGGGTCAGTAACCTCTCCATTAAATCCAAGCAAGAGTTGACCACCACCCGCTTCTAATTTGTAATCACCTTCAATATTTGTGAGAACATTACCAAGTCTCTGTGGTCCTTGGAAGATGTCATCAATAAGAACAATTGTATTTTGTGCTGTTACATTATCAATATCGCCTGCTTCATACTTTAGGTAGAATGAAGTATTGAGTCCATTAAACTGATCTGAAATATCATCATAAACATAATTATTATCATATGCATCATTAAATACTGTCGTGAATCCTTGACTGAGTGCTGATCTTAAGAATATTCTTCCACTAAATCTAGAACTGGTTGTAAGTCCACTATAATCTATTTCATTTGCAGATGTTGCAGTTGTTCCAAAACCAACAGGAAGATTCCCCCAAGGTCCCTCTGAGAAGTGTATGTCATTATTTACTACACTATAGTTACCAACTTGTTTAGTAATTAAATCATTTGATGAATGAGTATCTTCTGTGGATCCCATCCATGCTCTTCTAACTGTAGCTTTGTTTGTATTGCCATTTAAACCAGCAACTAACATTACTTCATTATTGATCCTAATTAAATCACCACCAAATATTGATGTTACTCCAACAATGTCAATTATTGTTGTGCCAATACCAACATTTGATGATAATGCTGTTGTATATGCAGAACCAACCATTGGAGATTGTATTGTGCCATTTATTGAAATTAACAACCTATTATTTGGTTCCAATGCCCTAAATGTGTGAGTAGATCCAATACCCACTCCAGTAATTGCAATTCCAATTGGATTGAATAATAATGCATTAGTTGCTGAAGTAGCTACTCTAACTTTTTGATTATCTTGTTTAATTATTGTTATTCTTGATGGCAATAATGTAGTAGTTCCAATACCAGGACCAAAATCTGCAGCACCAATTTGAATGGAATTTGCTGGGTTATTATCTGGTGGAATATATTCAACAACTTCACCACTAACAAAATAGTGGTTTGACAAGTTTAGTGTTGCTTCTGCAAATGAAACTTTTGTTGAGTCACTTCCATCAAAAACAACTTCAAAAACTGGATTTCCTCCAGAAAATAATCCAAATCCTCTTTGAACTCCATTAAATTGATCACTAAAATCATCAATTGCCAACACTCGATTACCAATAAATTCTTGATAAGTTGCCAAAAATGGCAAATTGAAGAGAATCTCATTCGATACCAAAGACCCATCAACATCGATTGTTTTTTCTCTACCAATATCAAAATCAACTACAGTATTAAGGTCTACAATTCGAGTTAAGTCAGTAATAGCAATTACAGAATTTAAATCCTGTATTGTATTGATACCGACAATTGATGGATCATAGGAGTCAATAGTTAATTCACTAAATTTTTTAAATCCAGCAGTATGGTTTAAATTACTTACTGAGGGATTCCAAACTTCGTAACTAATTGGTGATCTAACAGCATATGAGAAATATTGATAATAATCATTATCATGAATTCTCTGAAAAGAATCATTTAATTTACCAGTTTCCCTTTTAAATCCCTTTCTAGTAATACTGTTGGAATTGATTGAATATCTTGCCTCAATTCCTTCTACCGATGATATTAGACCTTTGTTTTGAGAAGATGATCCAATGATTAAATTATTAACTTTAAATGGAACTTTTGATCTGACTTTTAGATATTCATTTTTTTGATTATATGATTGTACTATGCCAGTATTTTCATCATCTGAAGTAATGGATTCTCCAGACCTAAAAGTATCTTTTGCAAGTGCAATATCAAATATTGGGAAGAATGCTTCTGGAGTTACTGTTCCAAATGAATCAAATGAATCATAAATTCCTGGAACTTTACCACCTTTTAACTGATCCTCCATACTATATGTTATAGTTGGGAATTCTCCTCCAATATTTACATCTATTGCTAAAACTGTAAATAATGCATAACCAAACGTTGAAGAGTTATATCCAGTTCCAGCGACAATATTGTTAATATTTGTATTCTCAACAAGAACTTTATCCCCAATACTGAATGGGTATTCTGCTTCTGTACCAAAGGTAACTGCAAATCCAACAGTAACTTCTTTAGATACCGAATCATATACTATATTATCAATTCTAATTCCATTTGGATTATTTGTTGGTATAATTCTTGGTATAATATTATAAAGACCACTTGTATTTCTTATGATTTTTACTTCTGTATCCCCAATATCATAGTCTAAAGACACTTCAGAATTAATTCTTCCAGTAAATCCATCCAAAACAACCAATTGTGGAGGAATAAAATAATTTGTTCCTGGACTTATTATTTTGATATTGTCAAGTTTTGAAAGTGGTTCAATTTTATATGTGTATGGGAATTGGGCAGATGGTCTTAGTGTTTGATCTGATGGATAATCGAAACCAATATCCGTCAAAGTGACCTCATTTGGTATGCCTATATTGTTACTACTTGGTAAGAAAATTGCATTAGTTCCTACTCCAGATACTACTTTTTTTACAGTAGGTAGTGTTGTATATGCACGACCAGGTGAATCTAGTGATACTTCAGATACTGGACCAATAGCTGATAGAGAATCTGTTTTGTATGTAATAATTGCCTCAGTACTTGAATATTGAAGTCTTTCTGGTGTTTTCTTGATAGTATAGTTAAATGTTGTTGAACCAACTCCAGTTACAACTGCGGTAGTAGAATATAAACTGTCTAATACAGACAACTTATTATTGTTTAAAACATTAAATTTGTCCGTTACAATTTCTAGTTTTGATTGTGCTGCTCCATTATAATTTAATGGAGTCAAATTATAATATAGACTATTTGGAACAGAATCATCAATAATTAATTCTAATTTTGCTCCAGGTTCTCCCATAACTCCCGTAGTTTTAACATCAAATGCACCAATACTGTCCTCAGATGTAAAATACTCATCATCAAAATCTGAATTAGTATATAAGTGAAAATCAAAGGATGGAAGAGAATTTGCTGATAATGTTTGGTCACTTAAATCAAAGATTATTGTTGAATTACGAACAACGTTTACTTCTGGATTAATTTTTGATATTGTACCTGCAAATTGTGAAGATAGTATAAGTACTTGAACATCTCTATCCGAAGTAATTACCTCATAGTAAAACTCGGATAATTGGATAGTATTATCATCAATTATTATCAAATAATAAATTTTACCGTTTTCAACGCCAATAGGTGGATTTGCGGTATTTAAAATAATTTTTTGTGCATTTTTGTAACCGTGATTTATAATTCGTATTGTGTTATTTGATGTGTTAACATCCGAATTTACAAATGATTTTGGATCTGCAACCAGTCTTCGGTTGAGGTCATCATATGCAATTATCACTGAAGTATTAATTCCAGACAATACCCCAATATTAATTTTATCTCCATCAGATAAACCATGTGGCGATTCTGTAACTACACTAGCAGTTTTTTTGTAAAAATCTGCACTAATAAAAACTTCTTTATTTGTTTGGAAACTATTTAATTCTGAGGATCCATAATCTAATAGTCCGTATAATGTTAAAGTATCTGATCCAAGACCAACAAAACCACCAGTACTACCAACACCAACTTTTTGTGTTGATATTCCAATAGTATTTGAATCATATACTGCAGCATAGACTCTATCACCATCTTCTAACGGGAATTGGGATGATGCAGTAGAAACTTTTGCACCAGTTTCACCCAATCCAACTCTATATGTCAATAACTCCCCAGTACTAAACCCATGAGATGGGATATAAAATGTATTGATTATACCACTAATCAAAGATTTTTCACTATCTTCTCTATTATTGAGTAAATTTAATCCTGAGACACCTACAGATCTTGCAATAGCAGAACCAGATGTTCCATAGTATCCACTACGAACATTGCCCTGTTCAACTTGAAGACCCCAAACATAAAAATATGCTGTTGAATTTAATAGTAAATTCTCTGTTCCCAGGGTTCCTATTTTTACTCTATGGGTTCCTGCGTCTGTAAATGCAGTAAATGAATATCTTTTCCAATCTTCAGATAATGTTACTAAGGATGAATAATATGACAATCCATCTTCAAGAATAATATATACTTGCTGATTGCTTGAAGCACCTTTTAAAAATACTGATACTGTATTGTCAACTGCAGATAATCCAAAAGTTCCACATTCAATTCCAAATCCATCAGAAGAACCAGTAGTAGATGCTATAGATACTTTTGCAGCATTGGGAGAGGAAGTTGGTGATTTGGCATTATAGTAATCAATTGATCCAGTTCCAACACCAACTACGTAATAATCCCATGCAGATAAAACTGAAGGTGAAACTGGTTCCGAATATAGAACAAAATTCTCAGAAGCAATTGTGATAGATTCTGCTGGATTAAAATAAACTTCCCTATCCAATTCATATTCAGTACTTGTAGTGAATCCAGTATTGACAATTAGTTTTCTTGGATTTTCTATTAGAAAATCTCCATTAGAAATACTTGCAGATATTCCGTTTAGTGATCTTTGAATTTTTAATCTACTAGTATTTTGATTTATATTTAATATACGAATCAACTCACCATTACAGGTATATAAGTCATTTGTAGATGTTGTAGGGAAGGATATATTTCCACTAACACCAATATACGTAACAATACCAGTATTTGCAGTACTACCTATAGACTGTGCCGCAGTAATAATATTTGTAGATACTCCAACAGAATAAACATTTGAAAGTTCTGTAGATAATATATTTACATTTTGTATGGATACAATATCTCCACTAAAAAATCCATGAGAAGTACTTGCAAATCCAACATATCTTCCATCAGTACCATCTGGTAATAATTGAACTCCTTTTAGGGATTTGGAATCAAAGGAAATATTGTCTACAGGTCTACCTTCGATTTTAGATACTCTTGCATATGCTCCACTACCATCAGATCCTGTATTATCAAAAAATATGCTATCATTTACAGCATAATTATTTCCTTTATTGATAATTTTTAATTCTGAAAGTTGTCCAGGACTAATATCGGAAATTAAACCAAATCCTTCCGAAAAAAGATTTGGTTGTATAAATCCTTGATAATTTGTCTTACTATTCAAAAGACCTAGATTTCCAGTATATCTTGTCAGATCCAAATCTGAAATATCTATAGAATCTAAACTTGAGAACTGATTGAAATTAAAATCTATTGGATTTGATTTAAATGACTTTCCAATTACATATGGAAATACTGGTCTTAAGAAACCATTAAATGGTCCACTAGAATCTTGAACTGAGTTGAATGTGCAGAAGTATGCATAAATTCCATTTGGATATTCTGGTGTTTTGCAAAACCTACCATTGTGTATATCTAGATCTCCATTCCCTACAAAAACATAATCTTCAACAAATATTCCTGAAGGAAATTCTGAAATTGGGGGCCTAATTGTACCCAATCTTATAGAATACCCAGATTTCATAAGTTTAATTTCACCACCTTCCTTATTTGCATAACCATACGGACCATATATTGGATTTCCATCATATGCACACCCAACTATAGGAGAATGATATAAATTAGAACCATTAATATCATTATCAATATCATCCCTATAGATCGTATCTCCATTGTTATCAATAGATGTAGATAATAATTTTCTTCTTAACCCTCTACTGAGATATCCATGAGTATATTGGAGACCCCTGGCACTAGTTAATGATGGAGAAATTATTCCGTCATCAGAGTTGATTTTTTGAGATACAATTACCCTTTCATTATTATTAATGGTAAACTGCCTAATATTTGCTGAGAACTGAGCACCTGATCCTGTAGGAATTACATTAATAGATGAAGTAACTTGTTTATAACCAGATCCACCATCAATAATAATAGTATCAACAATTGCTCCATTTTCTAGGATTGGCGTTAATATTGCACCTGTACCATCACCAAGCACTGAAATAAGTGGTGGCGAGTTATAATTTTGTCCACCATTGTTAATAACTACACCAATTAGTTCACCAAAAGATGATATAATTGGTGTAAGTTGTGCTAAAGATCCACTAATCAATTCAAACTCTGGTTGTCTATTATAATTCAAAATATTGGGTGAACCATAATTAGATCCATTATTTTTTAATGATACTGAGTCAATTCTACCAATAAAAACTGGTTCAATTTTAACCCTAAAATCTTGTCCAGGTACTGTATTAATACCAATAGGTGATTCTACATTAACTGTAATTGGTTCATACTTGATAGTATGCTGCCCTTCACCACTAGCACTTAGGGCAATAAATCTTTTGTTTATGAAGTTATAATCAGTAGAAACTGTAGATGAAGAACCAACATTTACTACTTCAGATATTCTAAATGAATTTTGATCAACTACACTAACATAGTATTTTTCTATGGAGGAGATTCCTACAGGTAATGATCCTTCAGTATTAAAAATAATTATTTGCTTTTCTTTATAACCATGATTTAATATATTAATCTTATTATCGTAGATATTGATATTATCTTTTTTAAAGAATAAAGTTTTATTTTCATATCCAGAACCACTATTCTCAACTTCAATAGATGAAATTACATTCTTTTTATCGAATGATTGTATTCTCTGTAGACCTTCACCATATCCAATAAATTGAATCGTATTAATACCAATATTAGCATCTTCATAAGTACTGAAAAGTTTAATGCTTCTGGTATCAAGTGTTTTTATAAAATAGATTGATCCATCTATCAATCCATCAACAATAGTTTGATTTTGAGAGTTGTAAACTACTTTCTCAGAGTCTCTAAATTTATGATCTATATTAAATGTTATTGTGCTCAAACTTATGTTCACATCATCGTATAAATTTCCAGCATTGAATTCGTTGTAATGAGTGATTTTTGATATATTACAATTTGCGATTGCGCCACTACCATTTCCACCAGAAATAGTTATTTTGGGGTTGGATGGGTAGTCAAATCCTTTATCAAGAATATTGATCCTCGATAAAGATCCAACAACATTACAAACTCCTTCCACATCAGTTCCAAATCCTACTCCAGCAGATGGTTCCGAATCAGTAATTGATAATACTGGTGGATTTATTACATCATAATTAGAATCTCCGAAAGATGCTACTTTAATTGATTCTATAGGACCATAAAAAATAGTATCCGAAGACTTGTAATTTATTAATTCAACACCATTAACAAACAATCCAGTACTTGATCCTGCTACTGTAGTCCTTTCTGACTTTATCTTTGCTGGTTTTGGTTCACTAAATTTTCGGATTAAGTTTTGTGGTGTTATTACTTTACCAGTATTTCTTAATAATTCTAATTTATTATTACTAATTGTTCCAAAAACTCTTACAAATATTCCACTTCTAATATTTGATCTACTTGTAGTAAGTCTTATTGTTGATGCATTGACCTTATATACAAAATACTGACCTTCTTGTATATTGAGACCAATATCATTATTGTATGAATAATAAACAGCATCTCCAGTTATAAATGAATTTGATCCTACATTAAGATCCTCTCCATCATACTGACCAGAAAATAATATAGATAAATCTTCAATATCTATTGGATTATTATAATAATCGGGTAAAGATGGAGTCAATACATAAGTATCTTCAATAGGTATAGTATTTGTATCAATTTCATTAGTAACAATATTAACACTTTTTACTAATTTTTTTCCAACTTCTTTTAGATAAACATTTTGAATATTTGCAGAAAAAATGTTTATCTGTGAATTATTGAGGGACTTTGCTCTTGATATTCCCTTTCTTATAGAATATTTTGTATTTGCTGTATCAATCTGTGTGGTTAAGTTGATATCAAATTCTTTTTTATTTGAAACTGCAATAACAAAAATATCATATTCTTTTCCATCAGAACCTTTTACAGTACCAACATCGCCTAAAGTAAATACATTCTCGTCAAATGTAGTTACTCTGTATTGAGCAGCACCATTCAATTTCAAAGCAACTTTTACAATTGATTCAATTTCATATTCTGGTGTACAATTGACAATCCAACTTCTTTTTATTGGATCTAGACTATCTTTACCGACAGATACGATTTGAATTTCATCATCTATACTATAATAATATGCATTTTCTTTATCATAATTTAGATCACTTAAAACACCAGTGATCTTTACTTTGATATCTTCTGAACCATTAATATCAGTAGAATATACATAATCTGGAGTAGTGATTTCCGCATTTAAACCAATACTAATTGGTGATGTTAACCCAAAGAATTGAGTAGAACTTCTACTTTGATAATCTATTTCATACCTAATATCATTGTCAAATGCAACTAGAGTGCCGCTGTCTTTGAAACTAAGAGTGGAGTCAACATCAAGATATGTTTGCCCTAAACCTACTGGATCAGTAATTCTTGTTTTTGGATGTACCGCAAATTTAAAAACTTCTAGATCTGGATTATAATCTAAACTGAGTACAAAGTACTCTCTACCATTTTTAAATATCTGCTCAATATTAGTGATAGTTCCAGATGCTCTGCTAATATTGTTAGATTCATCTTGAAATAATGTCTTGTTAATCAAATTATTAGGATTACCCTCAAGTCTCTCTACAACGAGATCTCTAACAATACGATAATCTGCATCCGATGCTTGAATTAGAAAATCTCTTGGTTTAACTACATTAACTTGAGTGCCCCAAAGCAATTTAAATAGAACATCAAATGACCTATCAGAACCTTTTGATGCATAAAAATCTTTTAATCTAGATACAACAACTGGTTCATTAATCTCCCCATAAAAATCTTGATTGTCAAATCCAGGAGCATATTGACGTTTATGTTTTTTATAAAGTTCGACTAAAAATAGAGAATTTAGATTAAATACCTGAGATTCAACTAAATGTTGGTCCCTATCAGTAGATTCAAAGGTTATACCTTCGGCATCATCACTAAAATATGATGTAATCCCACTAAATCCTCTAGAACAACCTTCAAAAGTAGTGTTAGTTTTTGTTTTATAATAAATTATCTCAGCATCTATTTTAATAAGACCACTTGTTGTTGGAAATCCTTCCGTACTCTTAACTTGAATCTGGGTATCATTATATCCTGATGTAGAACTTAATTCAGTAGTAAAAACTAAATCAGATATATTTTCTAGTTTAGTGTGTTTGTCAATGTTATTAATGATATCAAGAACACCAGCAGAAGATTCTAATCCCGTATAATAATCTTCAAGGAACGATACAAATTCTGGATATGACTGAACAACAAAATCTGGAAGTTGATCTTGGATTAAATTTTGGATTTTAACTCTTTGCATATCCTTACAGTCTTACGTATGTTTCGTTAGTGTAACTTGATGATACTATGTATTGTGATCCCGATAGATCAATTCCTGAGGAGATAACATCTGATATTATATTTACACTAGAACTAGTTGTGTCCAACTGCAAATATAAATCTTGAAGACCAATGATATCATTAGATTCTGTTAAAGATGATACTTCCATAATTTTATCACCGAACTTTTCTTTTGTTGTATTGATTATATTTGTCGCAGTAATTTTTAATTCGCCCTTCAGATAATCAATTGTTCCAATATTAGTGCGAACAATAACTGGTTGGCGATTTGCATCAAGTTTAAATAAAAATATTGTTCCTGAATTCTTATCAATTGGTTTATCTGATATGTAAACCGTTCCTGTCACACCTTCTACAGATATCCCACTTGTCCTTACATTGTATCCAGAAGAGTTTTTGATATAAAATGCATTGCCAAAGCATAATTCATATTCTGAGAATACACCAATATTGACTTTTAAATCTCTTCTAATTTCAATAGTTGTAATGTTTGATGTAATTGAACCAGAAGAATCGTCAATAAGTTTTAGGAATTTACTATATTTAAATCTAGATCCATATCTATTTAATTCATCAGACGCTGAATATGAATTTATATTTGTAATAACTGCCTCTTTTGCATTTGAAGCAGTTCCAAGATTGCGATTATAGTAAACATTGGTATTATATTCGATATAAAGATACTTCAGATCAGTAAATTCTGGTACAATCCCAGCAACAGAGTATAATCGTAAAGCAGTTTTTATATTATCTTTTACAATGGTTGGTATGTATGATGCATTCTTTGGTTTGACTGTAATAAATACCTTTCCATATTTTGGTGGTGTCAATTCTTCTCCACCAAAGACTGAAACTGATTCTGTTTCTGGATATATTTGAGGAATCAATGCTTCATAGTCAGACGCTGTAACTGCCCTGTTCTGGGACGCATATACCCTTGGAGCGAGTTTTTTAATTGACTCTATAGATTCTATAGCGGACCCATATCCCGCCTCTTCTACGGTCGTTAAGGAGGGTCCTGGGATTGTTATTGAACTACCATTATTATCAAAGAATCTTCCAGCAAACTTAAATGAATTTATTCCGTTGGCACTTTCTCCATTTGTAACAACATATGTCACCACAATAAAATTACCATTATTTAACTTGCTACCAAAGGATCCATCACCAAATATTAATTCGTATCTTTGATCCTCAACTTCGTTGACAAAAAATATGTCATCAGTTTCTTTAACATTAACTATATTATCTGCAAATTTATAAAATCTAGATATATTACTATTTTTACTTTCTCTTACTTCTACTCTAATTAAATCCGTATCAATTCTAGGATTTTGCAATAAGAATCTTTGATTTTTATTGTTACTGTCTACAGTGAATGTATTTTGTACGTATGCACCTTCATAGATATCAAAATCATCAAATACCGATATTCCGTTAGATACTGGAACAGTAATATCATCTGGAATTGAATAAACATAACTACGACCACTGTAACTAACACTAGAGGTTGCTACAATACCCTTTCTTAATGTTACTGATACTGGAGTGGTTGCAAAATTTGATATGTCGGCAAATAATGATATTTTAGCTTTTGATGCTGTTATCGATTTTGGAAGATATCCAATATTTCTTGCTAATGATACAACATTCTCTCTTAATGTTGCACCATCAAGAAATACTTCATTTGTCAACATATTGGCATTGTAAGCACTTATGTAAGTGTTATATGCTAATGTATCTAAGAGTATTGAAAAGTTAGATCCATCAAAATCATAGTCGGTAAACTTGCCATCTGCTCTCAGATAACTTTTTATCGATTCTTTGATTTCTTCAAAGTCTAAAGATGCTACGTTGACTAATGACATTTATCGAGATGGCAGTAAAATAAATTGCAATTGTTGAGGACGGGAATTTATTCCAATTATTGAATATTTGATAGTCACATCCATCCGACCCTCGTCATAATTTGGCAATACAAATACTTCTTTTAATTCCACTCTTGGTTCATAATTTTTTATTGTAGAAGCAATTTCATCTTTTAAGCTTTTTGCAGTAAAAAAGTCAATATTTTCAAATAATAGTCTATTTGCATCACAACCGAGATTTAAATTAAAAAATTTTTCACCTTTGACGGTCAATACTAAATTCTGTAAGGCGCGTGAGATAGCATATTCATTTTTTAATGTAAGAATGTCTCTTGTTAAAGGATTTTTCTTTAAAGAAAGACTTATGTCTTTAAAACCTTTACTAACACGCTCTAATGGCATGATATTTGTGAAAACTTTATGTTAATTTTATTTATGCCATCTTTATTCATGTAAAAGATTATCAGAATCTTCTGGGATTTGATAAATTTCTTCAGTTTCTTGTGTTCTACGACGTTTTTGTGCTTTAGTAAGATATTTGTCACTATCAACTTCGGTAATTAGAGTCATCCCTTCTTCAATGAAGAATTCTCCTTTGTCAACTTTGTGATAATTTCCCATTTTTTACTCCTTGTTAGATAAACTATAGATTTTGGACTGTTTACATTAATTTACACTGTTTGCACAACGCGGATCACATGGATTTTTGCCACAATTATCGCAAATTTTACGAATTTCACGTTCTTTTGCTGTTTTCCAAAAATATTCATCCTCCCTACCCATTCCAAGGCGTTCGTAACCATTTTCAACACTATAATACTGAGTTGAAACTTTAAAATCAGGCATTTTTGGTTCAACAGGTGTTAAACTGTTGTCAAAAATACGCATTCTGTTGTTTGGATACAATGCATACTGTCCATTTTCCAACTCAATCAAGTTATGTGATTTATGTTCTGCTGGATTTTCGCTTGTAGCGTAGTCAATTACATCAGGATCCTGATGATAGTTGTCTATTGTGCAAATATAGGTTCCTTTTTGAATACCATGGTCCCTAGTATATAGTTCAAAATCCATAGAAGCAATAAATTGCTTATGGATTGATATGACTCCATAATCCATACAATTCCAGAACTGTAGGTTTGGTAGGTTCATGTCTGGAGAAGGGGTCTCAGGGGCACTTACAAAGGCGCTGATGGGTAATTTATCATACATTGCAGCATACTCTGGTAAGTATGTCTCAAAATAAAAAGCGCGTCCAGGAATCGATTTGCACGATACCCAAACGCCCTTAACAAATTCCCCATGTCCAGATTGATGATCCGTAAGATATTCTTTACGTACCCATACTTCAACTGAAGGAAGATTACATATTACTGCTGCCATTGTACTTATATTATAAGTACACTATTTAATCAACCTTTACCTTGACCACGATAACGTTTAGATTTTGCATTACGAGAGCTTGCGGCGTATTTTGTATGTGCTCCATTGCCTTGCCGAGTTTTTTTGGGGTGCGATTGAATTGTATCTGCACCACTGAATGATCTTCTTTTTGCCATAATTAATTAATAGGTTCAAGTTTAATTTTTGATGGATCAATATCTGACCCATCATAAAAGTCTTCTGCGATTGATTCTAAAATCTCTGATGCTTCTTCAAGGGACAAATCATTATAAATGACACGGCCCTCATATGTGATCTTAATACGATCCATCAGATAACACGAAGTTTCTCATGACCAACACGAATACGAGGGTCACACCAGGTCTCGACACCTTCTTCCTTAGCATCTAAACAGAATGATACGTCTTCTCCACACATATCTTGTACGGCACCAGATTCAAAGACTTGCATCTTAGGAGCAAACCAAGGGTATTCGAGACGCTCAAAGACACCCTTACGAATCATAACCCACCCAAAACCTGTGTAATCAACAGTGAAGGGCTTACGACGTTTTGACATAGACTCTACAGTCTCATGATTCATAACACCACCGTTCTTACGGAAGTCATCTTCTTCTAACCAGTGTGCAACAGAGGTAGTCATGCCATCTTCGGTAGCATACCAACCAGCTGCGATCTCTCGCTCAGATTGTGGAATACCGTCCTTGTCTGCACCAGGAACTGCAAGATCACATAGTTGCCAGAACTTCTCAGTATTAAACACAATGTCATTATCAATCCATAGTTGATAATCATACTCTAGTTTGCCATCCCATGGAATTTGCTTTGGACCACGCAAAACATTCGCTCCAAGAACCTTGCAACGTGCAAAGTTAACCATAGAAGAATAATCTTGACTGATCTGAATACTCATACCATTCTGTACAAGATCAAATGATAATTGCACAAAACTCTTCAGAAATGTATAAGAGCAACTACGACCAGGTAGACAAAAAACAATTGTCTTCCCTCGCATACGCTCTTTAATTGCTTGGTAATCCCATTCCTCTTTGGGCTTAGTTGGCGCAGCCGCCTTAACAGTAAATCCTTTTGCCATAATTTTGAATTTTCTTCAGTTCAATTCTAACAGTTTATCTATAACGTGTCAATATGATGAATCTACGACAACAGTGTGGTCAACCGTCAATTCTTCATACTCATATTTTGTTTGGTCAAGAGATTCCCATATCACATTAAAATCATCCTCATTGAGTACTGCATACTCACATTTGCTTTTGATATCGTAGATATGATACATCTTATCCATAGTGTCTAATTCGTTATAGAATGATATAGAGCAGCAATGAAAATTCCAAGAACTACCAAGAATGGTTTTGGGTGTCGAGCAATCCAATATGTTAGGATGACCCTCCACATATTCCAATAAGGAGTTCTTCGGCGGGGCATCTTGAAAATTCTCATTGGTATTATTATAACACCCTTTTGCTTAAATTTTTTTGGGCGGAATTTTTTTTATGAACTCGAAAGCACTCACTCGAATTGTCACCTCTGTAGGTTAGGGTAGTTACCCGTTTTTGAACGGGGGGGGGTTCAGGGGCACACATAAGTATACCTTATCATACCCATAGACTGCCATAACGACTGCTGATCAATGGCATGTGCCACTCACGAATGTGTCCACACCCCTGAGAACCCAGTCATACCAATGGATCTCAGCGACTGTGCCAATCCACGAACTGTCCATTTTCGCTTTGTAACTGATTATAACTGCCATTGTGCCACTAATATTTCTGTCCACCCCGAAATACTGTAACCAACTGAAACAATTACGGACATAAAAAAAGCACCCCATAAGGGATGCTGATCAGTCGCTGATTGTGTCAATCTGCCCTTAAGCGGTTGCGTTAAGGGCGATCGGTGCTAGTGGTTCAGATCAGACCCTTATTAATGCGACGGTACGAAACCCAGGTGATCGCCTGAATCTGCGTTGCTGTGATTGTCTCGCCCGTCACCTGAGAGGCGATCCTAGCGGCGTCCCTGTAGGCGTCTTGGATTCTCGCGAACGCTTTAGGCGTCATGGAGGGAACCTCCTTGAGACCGCTCACAGTGCCGTTGTAGATGTTGTAGGCATGCCCATCGATTACGGGTGCGTCGATGATACCGTTGCAAGCGATGTTTTCAAAAAACGCTGTTACTTTCTGACCTTTTAAGATTAACTTTATTTCCTCGTAATTCGCTCCCTTAAGTATCTCGATCGCCTTCGCTTTATTCTTACCAAACGTGCAAACTTTAATCTCGTTTGGATCTAATCCAATACTAATCGCCCTTGCTAGTTGTTCTGCATCATGGATGTTACGATCCCATTTATTGTTTGGAGATAGCGCAGCGATTGCACCCGCTATCTGTTCAATTGTGAATCCATACTTATGGGCAAAAGTAACACTTATTGAGTGGGCATTGTTGTACCAACTCATGCCAATCTGCCGATCCAAAATGTTGCTTTGGAAGAATGTAGCGATGATGCTGTCAGTGTGCGCCATGGGTTCGGTGTGGTGGGTTGAACTTGCATCCATCATGCCCCATCTGAACCGCCTTGCCAACCCCTTAAACCTTAAGACAATCTAAGTTCTGTAACCCTGATAATCGGTTGACATTTTAGAGTTTAGTGATAATAGATTTTAATCCAAATCAAAATGCCAATCCCAGAACTGTCATAAGACGATTCCAGAACTGGCATAATTCTAATGAGAATCAGTAGCAGTAACCCACCACAGACCCTTGAGACTGATTCTCATCAGCATTAATCTATAAACCAATCTACACTGCTTGACACGTCAACCCAAAAGTGGTAACGGTTGTTAGCACTTCGGAGGAACATTCTTCCATCTCTAATCTGCTCCACAACGCATACGGGATCGCATGACATTAAGTTACAGAATCGATTCTTCGCTTTACTAGACTTTGGTGAAGCAAGCACAGATCCTTCGATTCCAATTTGAGTAGACATGGTAGAGAAGGAGAATGATTGAATTAACGATATCCTACCATATGATATGAACTAGGTGTGAGGACTAGTTGATCATTTGATAGAATATCACGTATGTAAAATGCGCTCACCTAGTCGAGACTTATGAGCGCACATCTAGTCGAGATCTCAGACAGCAACGCTGGTGAGGACTTCTGCCTTGATTTCCTGGTTCACAAAACGACCCTTGGAAGCGGCAGCATTGAAGGCAGTGCAGAACGCCTCAACGCTCTCAACGCCGTAGGTGTACTGGCGACCACCAGTGAAGGTGACGAGGATCTGACCGTCATCGTTGGTGCTAAGTGCTTCGATTGCAGAAGAAGTGAATGTGTTGATCATGATAATAAAAAAGCGATTGAATGTTGATGTTGTTTTGAGCGGGATGCATCACCCCCGCTTGATGTCTTTATTATAGTCTGTCTGAGTCTGCTGTGAAGGGGGTTTGTGCCACTTCCTTGAGTGTCACAGGGAAGTTCTTACAGGCAGCATCACATAGACGCCTTACCAACTCATCTCTCAATCCATCACTAATGATGCCATTAAGTTCTCCATCAACAATAGCGTCGATATCTTCCATCAATTGTTCCCGTGCTGATAACATCTCAAGTTGGGCGGTCATGGTGGTGGTTCAACTTATAGAAAATATAGCACGGATAGTCG